ATAAACGAAAATGTAGGACTTATATCTCCTAATGCAGCTATAAACGCACCAGACAGCGTGTATTGGATGGCAAGAGATGGATTTTATACCTATTCAGGATCAGTAAAAAGATTAGTATGCAGTGTGCTAAATTATATATTAGATGACTTTAACTCATCTCAAGCATTTAAAACCATAGCCTTTACAAACAAAGAGTTTAACGAGGTGGGTTGGTTTTATTGTTCATCTTCCTCAACTGAAATAGATAGATACGTAACTTATAACTATTTAGAGGGTGCTTGGAGCATAGGTAATTTATCAAGAACAGCTTGGCTAGACGAAGGTGTATTTGAGAAACCAAGAGCAACAGGTAAAGACAGTGGCACGGGATACTTATATATACATGAAGACTCTGACGATGATGATGGATTGCCAATGGATAATGTTTTTATAGAGTCAGGCGATATAGATATAGAAGATGGAGACAGTTTTGGTTTTGTTAGCAGAATTATTCCTGATGTAAAGTTTTTTGGCTCGTCTGCATCTGGTGGCCAAATAAACTTTGTTCTTAAAACTCGTAACTTTCCGGGCGACACTTTAACAACTAATTCAACAAACGATGTTACTAGCTCTACACAACAAAATTTTACACGTGCTAGAGGCAGACAGCTAGTTCTTAGAGTTCAATCTGATGATGACGCAGCCACAGGAGTGCGAACAGGTTTTAAATGGAGACTAGGCTCTAGTAGAATAGATGTAAAAACAGATGGTAGAAGGTAGTGGCTAAACTACTTGAAACAAGATTACCTCAAGCAAATGGTCAAGTAGAAGCAAATACTTTCAACCGATTAATTAGAATACTTGAAATAAACTTAGGTAAATTTGATCCAAACTCTACACCACAGTTTAGCGATTCTGAAATATCATCTTTAAATTTTAATGCTGGTGATGTAATATGGAATACATCTATTGATGTTTTACAGGTTTATACTGGCAATCAATGGATACAGTTACACACTCCAAGCAACGCACAAGGCTTTGAGATGACTGCATCAGTAGGATCACTCTCTGTTAAAACCAACGGAGACATATCCATCAATATAACTGCAAATTAAATATGAAAAAATTATCTGAAGGAAATAAAGGGATACAGGCACTAGCAAAAGAAAACCCTGCCTTAGTAGAAGACAAGTTTGGTTATGACGTGCCAGGCTATTTTATGGGTGGTATGCCAGGTGTTGATGAGGCCGTTGATGAGGCTCAAGAAGATTTAAACGATTTTATTTATGACTTTGAAGATGACGGTGGAATAGATGCAGGCACCAAAGATCCTAGTGAAATAGCAAAAATAATTGCAGAAAGAAAAACACCATCAGAAAGAATGAAGGCATTAGGTCAAATGCTTTCAGCGATAGGAGAAGAGTCATCAGACTTTGTTCCTTTAGTAAAATCAGGTAA